TATCCAGAGCCTCGATTCTGGTATCTCCCATCACCATATCGCCCCGGTGCTCCATGCGGCTCATATGGCTGTCCAACGGTAACCGGGGTGGATGATACCGGAACTATTCATGTAGACTGGGACAATGGCTGCCATCTTGGTGTGGTGTACGGCGAAGACAGCTGCAGGAGGGTCAGTCATGAAGATTAAAGAGCAAATCCTCGCAGTACGGGACACAGGACTTACCAATATGTTCGATACTAGTGCGGTGCAGGTCATTGCAAACGAGATGGGATTCTACGAACTGGTCATCTTCCTGGAAGAACACAAGAAAGAATATGTACAGTTTATTCTCTGCGGAGAGGACGGTGTTCTCGATGTGGAGTGAAGGAACGATAGGAATCCCAAATAAGGACGGAGGCTACACGGTAGCCCACTACTGGGTCAAGCATTATGAAGAGCCGAGTGAGTTTGGCATTAACGGCGGCAGGATTTCCAAGCTGATGATTAAGATAAATGGTGTGGTCACTGCCAATTATGACAGAGGGTGGGGCATCGAGCCGGATGAAGGCTTACCGACACAGATAGCTTACTGCATTCTCTTAAACGAATACAACTAATTTTCTGAACTGAATATTCAGCAGGACGGTCCCAACAAGGGGCTGTTCCTTGTATACGGCAGTCGCAGTAATGCAGCTATTTTTTATGCCAAAGAAAGGAGTGACGGCACTTGCGGAAACTGAAAAAGTACAAATCCACGAAGTTCATGGCGAAGGATTCCCACTATGATGCGGATGCCGCTGACTTTGCTGTGGCATTCATTGAGAGCCTTTGCCATACCAAAGGCACCTGGGCGGGCAAGCCATTTGAACTTATCGACTGGCAGGAGCAGATTATCCGAGACATTTTCGGAACGCTCAAGCCAAACGGATACAGGCAGTTTAATACCGCCTATATTGAGATACCCAAGAAACAGGGCAAGTCGGAACTTGCGGCTGCGGTGGCACTTCTGCTTACCTGCGGTGACGGAGAGGAACGAGCGGAAGTATATGGCTGTGCAGCCGACCGACAGCAGGCATCCATCGTGTTTGAGGTTGCCGCCGACATGGTTAGAATGTGTCCGGCACTATCCAAGCGGGTCAAGATTCTTGCCTCGCAGAAACGAATCATCTATATGCCGACCAACAGCTTCTACCAGGTACTTTCCGCAGAAGCCTACAGCAAGCACGGCTTTAACATCCATGGAGTTGTATTTGACGAACTGCATACCCAGCCGAACCGAAAGCTGTTTGATGTCATGACCAAGGGTTCGGGTGATGCCCGTATGCAGCCGTTGTACTTCTTAATCACAACAGCAGGAACAGATACCAATTCCATCTGTTATGAAACCCATCAGAAGGCCAAGGATATCCTGGAAGGAAGAAAGATAGACCCCACCTTTTACCCTGTTATTTATGGAGCGGATGAGAGTGATGACTGGACTGACCCAAAGGTATGGAAGAAAGCAAATCCATCTTTGGGCATTACGGTTGGCATCGACAAGGTAAAGGCAGCCTGTGATTCTGCCAAGCAGAACCCCGGCGAGGAGAACTCCTTCCGACAGCTTCGACTCAATCAATGGGTGAAACAGGCAGTTCGCTGGATGCCGATGGAGAAATGGGATAAATGCTCCTTTGCCGTGAGTGAAGATGATCTGGAAGGCCGTGTATGCTACGGCGGACTTGACCTTTCCAGTACAACGGATATCACGGCATTCGTTCTGGTATTCCCGCCACTGGATGAAGAGGACAAGTTCTGCATCCTTCCATACTTCTGGATACCGGAAGAAACTCTGGAACTGCGAGTCCGAAGGGATCATGTTCCCTACGATATTTGGAAACGGCAGGGGTATCTGCAGACTACGGAGGGCAATGTAGTCCACTACGGATATATTGAGCGGTTCATTGAAAAACTTGGTGAACGTTTCAATATCCGTGAGATTGCATTTGACCGCTGGGGTGCTGTTCAGATGGTACAGAACCTGGAAGGCATGGGATTTACGGTAGTACCTTTCGGGCAGGGCTTTAAGGATATGTCACCGCCTACCAAGGAACTGATGAAGCTGACCTTGGAACAGAAACTTGCCCACGGCGGACACCTGGTTCTTCGGTGGATGATGGATAACATTTATATCCGAACAGATCCCGCCGGAAACATCAAGGCGGATAAAGAGAAATCTACAGAAAAAATAGACGGAGCGGTAGCAACCATCATGGCACTTGACAGAGCCATCCGCTGCGGTAACCAAGTCACGGAAAGCGTCTATGACCGCCGTGGCATTTTGTTTATTTAGAAAGGCTGGTGAAGCATATGGGACTATTTGATGTTCTATTTCGGTCAAGGGATAAGCCTGTGACCGACAGCATAAACGGCAGCGGATACCGATTCCTGTTCGGCGGCAGTACCTCCGGCAAGCGGGTCAATGAACGCTCTGCCATGCAGATGACGGCAGTGTATTCCTGCGTAAGGATTCTGTCCGAGGCGGTAGCGGGACTTCCGCTTCATCTGTATCGGTACAACAAGGACGGCGGTAAGGAAAAAGCTATTGAGCATCCACTGTACTTCCTATTGCATGATGAGCCAAATCCGGAAATGACATCCTTTGTGTTCCGGGAAACCCTTATGACGCATCTTTTGCTTTGGGGCAACGGGTACGCACAGATCATCCGAAACGGCAAAGGCGAAGTGGTAGCACTTTACCCTCTGATGCCGGACAGGATGACCGTAGACCGTGATGACAAAGGAAGGCTCTACTATGAATATCGGGTATCCGATTCCGATGCACCTACCATGAAAGATGGCACGGTAAGGCTCAAGCCTTCCGATGTGCTGCATATTCCCGGTCTTGGCTTTGACGGACTGGTTGGATATTCACCAATCGCAATGGCGAAAAATGCCATAGGACTTGCCATCGCAACGGAAGAATACGGTGCCAAGTTCTTTGCAAACGGTGCAACTCCAGGTGGACTATTGGAATACCCCGGAACGGTCAAGAACCCGGATGCCGTAAGAGAGTCCTGGGAGAAAGGCTTCAGCCAAAACAACTCCCACAAGATTGCCGTCCTTGAGGAAGGCATGAAATACACACCGATTTCCATCTCTCCGAACGAAGCACAGTTCTTGGAGACAAGGAAATTCCAGATCAATGAAATTGCCCGGATTTTCAGAGTGCCGCCGCATATGGTCGGTGACCTTGAAAAATCGAGTTTTTCTAATATTGAGCAGCAGTCACTCGAATTTGTGAAGTACACGCTTGAACCCTGGCTTATGCGCTGGGAACAGGCTATGGCGAGAGCCTTGTTCACACAGGACGAGAAGACTGCTTTTTTCATCAAGTTCAACGTGGATGGACTTCTGCGCGGTGACTATGCAAGCCGTATGTCCGGCTATGCCACTGCAAGACAGAACGGCTGGATGAGCGCCAACGATATCCGTGAACTTGAGAACCTTGACCGCATCCCCGCTGATCTTGGCGGAGATCTGTACCTCATCAACGGCAATATGACAAAGCTGGAAGATGCAGGTCTGTTTGCAAATAAGAAATCTGACGGAGAGGAGGAAAAATCCGATGAAGAAGTTCTGGAACTGGAAGAGTCAGACCGTGACGAACCAGGAAATGAAGGAACAGACGGTGGAGAGAACACTGTTCCTAAACGGCACCATCGCAGAAGAGAGCTGGTTTGATGATGATGTCACACCGCAGCTTTTCCGTGATGAGTTAAATGCCGGGAGTGGAGACATCACGGTATGGATCAACAGTCCGGGCGGTGATTGCGTAGCGGCTGCCCAAATCTATAACATGCTGATGAACTACAAAGGCAATGTGACCATCAAGATCGATGGCATTGCAGCCAGTGCCGCAAGCGTTATCGCAATGGCAGGCACAAAGGTCGTCATGTCTCCGGTTTCCATGATGATGATCCATAACCCGGCAACGGTGGCCTTCGGTGATTCTGCGGATATGCAGAAAGCTATCGCAATGCTTGATGAGGTGAAGGAGTCCATTATCAATGCCTATGAGATCAAGACGGGACTTAGCCGTGCCAAGCTGTCTCACCTCATGGATGCCGAAACCTGGATGGATGCCAATTCCGCAATCGAGATGGGATTTGCTGATGAAATCATGCAGAGAAATGTTTCTGACAGTATCGAAGTCCCAAAGGTCAGCATGGTGTTTTCTAGGGCTGCCATAACCAATTCCCTTATGGACAAGCTGTCTGCAAAATGCCGCATTCAGCCAAAGTCCGAACCCACAAACAAAGTATCTGCCGACTCCCTCATGGAGCGGTTAAACCTGATGAAAAATTGGAGGTAAATTACAATGAGCAAGATTTTAGAAATGCGTGAGAATCGCAAAAAGGCATGGGAGGCTGCAAAGGCCTTCGTAGAAACCAAGCGTGACAAGGACGGTCTGCTTTCCGAGGAGGATGCAAAGACCTACGCTGAGATGGAAAAGAAGGTGCAGGCATACGCTGCAGAGATTGAGCGTATGGAGCAGATGGAGGCTATGGAGGCGGAAATGAACCGTCCCGTAAATACTCCTATCGTGACCAAGCCTGTATCCGATAAGCAGATGCCCGAAAAGAAAGGCCGTGCAGCGGATGTCTATAAGGCGGCCATGCTGGATACACTTCGTTCCGGCTTCAAGCGTGTGAGCAATGTTCTGCAGGAAGGTGTAGACACCGATGGCGGTTACCTTGTTCCCGAAGAGTACGACAACAGACTCATCGATGTTCTGGGTGAAGAGAACATCATGCGTGACCTTAGTACAGTCATTACTACTTCCGGGGAACACAAGATCAACATTGCAGCTACCAAGCCTGCTGCATCTTGGATTGAGGAAGGCGGTCAGTTGTCTTTCGGTGACGCCACTTTCGACCAGATCCTTTTGGATTCCCATAAGCTCCATGTGGCAATCAGAGTAACTGAAGAACTTCTGTATGACAATGCTTTCGGATTGGAAAATTACATCATCACTCAGTTTGGTAAGGCACTTGCCAATGCCGAAGAGGATGCGTTTCTCAATGGTGACGGTGTGGGCAAGCCTCTCGGACTGTTTGCTGCATCCGGCGGCGGTCAGATTGCAGAGACACTAACTGCGGCCATCAAGGCAGATGACATCATCAACTTGGTATATGCCCTTAAGCGTCCTTATCGCAAGAATGCTTCTTTTATTATGAATGACAAGAATATTGCGGTTATCCGCAAGCTGAAAGACAACAACGGTGCCTATATCTGGCAGCCTTCTGCACAGGCGGGTGAACCTGACCGTCTCTTCGGCTACCCTGTTCACACTTCTGCGTATGCGCCCGAAAATGCCATCGCATTCGGTGACTACAAGTATTACAACATTGGTGACCGTGGTACTCGTTCCTTCAAGCAGCTGACTGAACTTTTTGCCGGAAATGGTATGATCGGCTATGTTGCCAAGGAACGTGTGGACGGCAAGTTGATTCTTCCAGAGGCAGTACAGATTTTAAAATTGAAAGCGGAATAACGGCGGTGGAGTAAATGACAGTATCTCTTGATGAAATGAAAAAATATCTGAGAGTGGATTTTGAAGATGATGATGAACTTATCGAAAAATTCATATTAATCGGGCAGAGTCTCTGTGCAGATATAGCCAGATTATCAGCAGACGAACTTTGCGAGAGTTCTTCTTCCAAGATTGCAGTCATGTACGCAGCCGCCTATCTGTATGAACACAGGGAAAGTGCAGACTATAAGGCACTGACACTTACCCTGCGTTCTCTGCTTTTTGGTATTAGAAAGGAAGAATTCTGATGGATATTTCAAAATTAAATCAGCGGATTCAGATACAAAAAGGTGTTTCCAAAACAGATGAAGTTGGAAATGTACTTCGGCAGTGGCAGGATTTTTATTCCTGCTTTGCGTCTATTAAGACTACAGGCGGAAAGGAACGACAGAAAGGTGATACGGAGGAACAGCACTCTGTATTCTTTACCATTCGTTTTTGTAATAAGCTTTCGGTACTTTCTGCTGTAGATTATCGCATTGTGTTTCGTGAGAAAACTTATAACATTGCGCAGATTGATTTTGCAGACTATGGCAGGAAATATATAAAGATTAAAGCAGAATCAGAGGAGAGTTATGGAAGTATCAGTACAGAAAATGACAAATGAAATTTTAAACTGCATTAAGCAATACACCGAGGAAACCTCTGAGAAAATAGCCGAGGTATGTAAGGAAGAAAGCGAAGCTCTCAAAGAAAATCTGAAAAAAGACAGTCCCAAGGGCAAACGAGTCGGAAACAAAAAATACTCTCGTAGCTGGAAAATCAAGAAAACATCTCGCAATGGCTATGTACAGTATGAAATTTATAATACACAAGGACATTTAACACATCTTCTGGAAAAGGGACATCAAAACTTTGTCAGAACAACAAAGGGAAATCAAAAACAGGTGCATACAAAAGGTGGAAGAACTGCAGCCTATCCGCATATTAAGCCAAATGAGGAAAAGGCAAAAGAAACTGTGGAGCAGAGAATTAAGGAGGTTTTGCAAAATGGATGAAAAAGAAATGAAATCATTTTTAGATAAAACGGGACTTCCTGTTGCTTATAGTCATTTCCCTGATAATCAAAAACCGCCCTTTCTCTGCTTTCTCAGCAATAAAAAAGCGGAAGGCTGTGACAACAAAAACAACCTGTACCGCTATGATTACAGCGTAGAACTTTATACGGAAAAGAAGGATATAACTTCAGAAGAAAAACTGGAAGGCTTGCTAAATTCAGCAGGCATCTCTTTTTTCTCGGAAACTATATGGCTTGAGGAATCAAATATATTTGTAACCTATTACAGCATTAGCACTTATAAAAAGATTGGAGTGTGAAAAACATGAAGATACCCGAAACAGCACAAAAACAGACGGAGGACATTGCCATCGGCTCAGGATATATGTATATCAAGGAGTATGAAAAAGGCAGTGCCATTCCAAAAATATCGGAGATTGCCATTGAAGAAAACCGAAAAGGCTATCTTTCCGGCGGTGCATCTATTTATTATACGCCTACCATTGATACCTATAAGGACGATATGGAAGAAATCACAAGAAAGATTTTATCCGGTGAGGACATTGGTATCAAAGGCAGTATCGGTACATTTATGCCGGATACCTTCGGTATCATGGCGCCCAACTCTGAAATTTCCACAGACAGTACCGACAGCAGCTCTAATATTTATATTGGCGGCATTAAAAACTTTAAGGATAAATACTACGCAGTTGTATTTGCTGCTGCAGATGAAAGTATGTCTGCCATGATTATCGGTCAGTTGGAAGACAGCCGTTTGATTGATACCTTGGAAGAAGAAAACATCATGAGAAAGCTTGGTCGTGTCATTACCACCTCCGGCGAACACAAAATCAATATTGCGGCAACAAAGCCTGCCGCCGCATGGGTTGAGGAAGGCGGTGCATTAACCTTCGGTGATGCCACATTCAGCCAGATTTTATTGGATGCGCATAAGCTCCATGTAGCTATCAAGGTGACGGAGGAACTTCTCTACGATAATGCTTTTGGTCTTGAGAACTACATCATTGACCAGTTCGGGAAAGCACTTGCCAATGCCGAGGAGGACGCATTCCTCAATGGTACTGGTGTCGGTCAGCCATTGGGACTTTTTGCAAAAACAGGCGGCGGCACAACAGCGGAAACATTAACCGCAGCATTGAAAGCGGATGATATTTTAAACTTAATCTATGCCTTAAAGCGTCCTTACCGTAAAATGCGTCCTTTATTATCAATGATAAAAACTTAGCTGTAATCCGAAAATTAAAGGACAACAACGGTGCTTATATGTGGCAGCCTTCCTATCAGGCAGGAGAGCCGGATAAAATTTTAGGCTATGATGTTTATACTTCTGCATACGCACCGGAGGACGCCATTGCTTTCGGTGATTACAGCTATTACAACATTGGTGACCGTGGTACTCGTTCCTTCAAGCAGCTCACTGAGCTTTTTGCAGGCAACGGTATGATTGGCTATGTGGCAAAGGAGCGTGTAGACGGAAAGTTAATTCTTCCTGAGGCAGTGCAGATTTTAAGATTGAAAGCAGACTAACGGTGGTGAAACAAATGCTTGTAGCTTTGGAGGAAATGAAAAAATATCTGCGGGTGGATTTTAATGATGATGACGCTTTGATTGAAAACTTTATAACAACAGGGCAAAACCTATGTACAGACATAGCCAGATTATCGGCAGATGAATTTGAGAAGTGTGTATCTTCCAAGATTGCTGTTATGTATGCTGTTGCTTATCTGTATGAACACAGAGAAAATGCTGACTACAAGGAACTGACACTTTCTCTGCGTTCCCTGCTTTTCGGCATCAGAAAGGAAGGCTTCTGATGGATATTTCAAAACTAAACCAGCGGATCCAAATTCAAAAAGCCATTTTAAAAACAGATGAAGTTGGAAATGTTATTCAGCAGTGGCAGGATTTTTATTCCTGCTTTGCGTCTGTTAAAACCACAGGCGGAAAGGAACGGCAGAAAGGCGATACGGAAGAACAGCAGACAGTATCTTTTACTGTACGTTTTTGCAAAAAGCTTTCAGAGCTTTCTGCTGCGGATTACCGCATTGTATTTCGAGGAAAAACCTACAACATATTGCAAGTCGACTTTGCAGACTATGACGGCAAAACAGTAAAAATTAAAGCGGAATCAGAGGAGAATTATGGAAGTATCAGTACAGGAAATGACGAATGAAATATTAAACTGCATTAAGCAATATACCGAAGAAGCGTCCGAGAAAATTGTCGAGGTCTGCAAGAAAGAAAGTGAAACACTGAAAGAAAATCTGAAAAGGGACAGTCCCAAGGGCAAACGAGTTGGAAACAAAAAATACTCTCGCAGCTGGAAAATCAAGAAAACATCTCGCAGTGGCTATGTACAGTATGAAATTTATAATATACAAGGACATTTAACACATCTTCTGGAAAAGGGACATCAAAATTTTGTCGGCACAACAAAAGGCAAACAAAAACAGGTGCATACCAAAGGTGGAAGAACCGCCGCTTATCCACATATTAAGCCAAATGAAGAAAAGGCAAAGGAAACCGTAGAACGGCGAATTAGGGAGGTTCTGCAAAATGGATGAAAAAGAAATGAAAGCTTTTTTAGATAAAACAGAACTTCCTGTTGCTTACAGTCATTTTCCGGATAATCAAAAACTGCCTTTTATTTGTTTTCTCAGCAATAAAAAAGCAGAAGGCTGTGATAACCGAAACAATTTGTACCGCTATGATTACAATATAGAACTTTATACACTGAAGAAGGACATACAATCCGAACAAAAACTAGAATGTCTGCTAAATGAGACAGGCATTCCTTTTTCTTCGGAAACAGTATGGCTTGATGATGCAGACTTGTTTGTAACCTACTATACCATCAGCATTTATAAAAAGATTGGAGTGTGAAAATATGAAAATACCCGAAACGGCACAAAAACAGACAGAGGATATTGCCATCGGCTCCGGATATATGTATATCAAGGAATACGAAAAAGGCAGTGCCATTCCAAAAATATCGGAGATTGCCGTAGAAGACAACCGAAAAGGCTACCTTTCCGGCGGTGCGTCTATTTATTATACGCCTACCATTGATACCTATAAGGACGATATGGAAGAAATCACAAGAAAGATTTTATCCGGTGAGGACATTGGCATCAAAGGCAGTATCGGTACATTTATGCCGGATACCTTCGGCATTATGGCTCCGAACTCGGAAATCACCACAGACAACACAGATAAAAGTTCCAACATCTATATTGGAGGTATTAAGAACTTCAAAGATAAATATTACGCTGTTGTCTTTGCTGCGGCAGACGGCAGTATGTCCGCAATGATTATCGGTCAGCTTGAGGGAGGTTTTACCCTTGAGAGAAAGAAGGACAGCATGACGGTCTGCGACCTTGATTTTAAGGCAACGGAAAAACTTGACAGCAAAGGGCATAAGCTTTTAATCAACTGGGGTGTCGGTGCGGAAGTGACAGAATAAAGGAGAATTGTCATGTATGATTTTACAAAACCAAAGCAGAAAACACTGCCTGTAAAACTGAAAAACGGAAAGATGATTGTTCTTCTTCCTCCAAACGGATATGTGTTGGAGGCTATCTCCGAAATGCAGGCGGCTGAAGAAACTGAGGCTGTGAAAAATATTTATTCCGTATTTCAGCAGCTTTTAAACCAAAATAAAAACGGCTTTAAAATCAGCCGAAATGATGTTTTAAGCTATGATGTGGAGGAAATCCAAGACTTCATTGCAAATGAATATATGGACTTTGTACTTTCCATTCAAAAAGACCCAAACTAATGCTGCCCTATTATCCCATAAAAGATAATGGGGCCTTTCATTGGGAGATTTACAGCTACAGCAACAAAATGATTGCAGATTACTGCAATATTCCCGTTAATAAGGTGAAAGCACTCCCGCTTGATGAATGGCTGATGTACCGCAGGGATTCCTTTATATTCAACTGCGAGCAGACAGAAAAAGGACAAAAATATCTGAAAAACGCTTATTTGATGACGCAGACAAAGCCGGATATAAAAAGATTGAAGGAAGTGTTTGGGTGAAATTTATTGTTGAAATGTATATGCTATAAGGTTCGTCTAAAAATATAAGAATGATAAATCGTAGTTTGTAACGAAGATATTTGCGATGAAAGGAATTAAGATTGAGTTATTTGGGATTGCAATAATACTTTTAGGAATTGCTGTGACAACAAATAATTTTTGGGGATATGTCCTAGGTGTTCTTGGATTTGGCGTCGCTGTAGTTG